GGGACCTCATCCCCAGCGAATATAACTCTCTTGAGATACTCAGTTTTAACATGGGAAACGATGCCCTTACTTGGGTTAGTGTCTAATCCACACTTATTAACCGCATAAGGCACTGCTCTAGCTACCGCAACCTCTTTCGGCAGGTTAGCAAGCTCATCAGCGATACTCTGGTCTACATCGTCATGTGGTAGTTGTACGGATTCAACCACTCCAGGTGTATACTCTACAAAGCAGTGTACATCATCGCCTTGGATAGTAATGGACTTGTAATTGGCCAGAGATAGCTTTCTAATAAGCTGCGTTACGACCCAACATACTGACGCGTTGTTCCAGTTATTCATTAGCATCGTTGCCAGCTCACCCGACCTGACGCCAGTTAGATGTATTAATTTATTATTCGGCAGCTTAAAAGGAACTGGTACAATTGGGGACACTACATCCATAAAGTCTTTAAAACTAGCGTATCCGCAAAAGGGGACCTCACCAAACGTGCTTTTAAATGCGGAAATGATTCCATCCCGTAGCGGAATACGCATATTATTGAATACTTCGGTCTGGTCATAAGAAGAATAGTCAGTATCGACCATTAGCGTTTTAACTATGCCGCTTGATGGCGCGTTGCCGCTTACGATAAATGACGAGTAGTGATCAATGATAGGGATACCGGTTTCAGTGCCGATCGTGAAGCTGTTATTATTGAACTCATAACCCCTCTCAGTTGTCATTATCGGTAGCATATAGTCCGAGTCTGATTTGGTCATCATTGACGCATAGGCTGGCATATAGATCTGGCACTCCTTAATATACCTGTCAATAGGCTGTAACTCAATAGGCCGTGACGGTTTGTTTACTACTGAGCGTTCCGCAAACTGCCAGGGATCGTCGTCCGATAGAGGAGGACTAATGCGATTGAGAATGCCATCTGGCTGAACACTTTTAGCTTTATTAGCGTCAAGCCTAAATGTTGATGGACTAACTAAGAATACCATCGCCTTTGATGTGGTCTTAATCGAAATCGGCTCCCCCCGAAACTTTCCGACGATCTCAATAGACCCCCGACCTGCAGACTTTGATGTCATATACTTGTTTAGATTTGAGAGGAAGTTTGGATAAGATAAAACCCGCACACCCTTCAGACCACCAAATAGATCAAGGTAGCAATTATGCATTGCCTCTCTTAGTACCTTCGTATGGGGAATAATCGTTGTACCATCAGGATTTAGATCATAGGGTTGTGGCAAACCCACACCCTTATATACCCTAGAATCCTTCGAATGGTCATATGCTTCATCAAAAGTGATGTTATTGTCGGTTCTGGTATACCCGACTAACCCTCTGATCCCAGAGATAAACATCTGAGTGCGTCTACCCTTGTCATTAACGGGTAAATATGGTGACGCCCTGATCAACTTGGCGTTTTCGAATGCTCTACGAGCCTTAAGCTTGTTCATACATTCAA